GGGGCGCTGGACAACCTTAACCAACTGCATGGTGAGAAGTTATGTGAGTTCGAGATGGGGCTCACCGAAAACCTTGAGCCGTGTGATTTCAAAGCCCCGAACGTGTGGTGGCGAGGCATCGCTGACCTGATCATCCTTGACCGAGAGAAGGGCGAGGCGCGGGTGCTTGACTACAAAACAGGCAAATCTGACAAGTACGCTGACAAGGGGCAACTGGAACTCATGGCCTTGGCTATATTCAAGTTCTTTCCCGAGATCACGCGGGTACGCGCAGGGTTGCTGTTTGTCATTGCGCGGTCATTCCCCAAGGCAAGTTACTCCAAAGAGGACGAGCCGGTCTTGTGGCAGAAGTGGCTTAGGGATTATGATCGGATGAAGTTTGCGTACACCAGTAATGTGTGGAACCCCCGCCCGTCAGGGCTGTGCAAGAAACATTGTGTGGTGTTGAGTTGTTCACATAACGGGAGGGCATGATGCCATATACCAAATCACCTAGACCTTACAAACACGAGTACGAAAAGCAGAAAGCGCGTGGCGAACTCGACGAGCGGATGGAACGCCAACGTGCGCGAAGAAAGATGGATGCCAGTTCCCCCGATAGGAATGGGAACGGCAAGGCTGACAAGCGCGAAGGCAAGGACATTGACCACGTCAAGATGTTGTCAAAAGGTGGCTCCAACAAGACGGGCATACGTCTGCTGACACCTGCAAAGAACCGAGCACGTAACGGCCACAGCGTTCGCGAAGCGGGTGGTAAAAAACCTAGTTGACTTTATCGCAGTAATGCGCTAAATTGAAATTTAATAGAACGGCAGTTAGGTGTGAGTGTGCCGTTCGGGGTGTTTCTAGTTGATTGTTTTCAACCCTTTAACCGCACCAGTCAGCATGCGCAAACACTTTCGAGCGTAGGAACTGACAAGAGGAAGTTGGTACATCGAGCAGAACGGGACACCCCATTCTGCTCGATATGCCTTTATAAAAAATAAGTGAGAACGAATTGGAAATAATAGACAACAAAGCATTGTTGCTGACACTGCGCAACCCGCAACGTGTCACTACAGTCATTCCGAAAAGCAAAGAACTATCCAACAACCAAGTTGTTGTCAAGTGGGGTTTGGACGAAGCCCAAGTTCTGCGCAACCTTAAGATCAAAGGTGTGCCTAGTCCCATCTTGGGACAGTACAACTGGCCGGGTCAGTACAAACCCTTTGATCACCAAAAAACAACAGCCGCTTTCCTGACACTCAACAAACGTGCGTTCTGTTTAAACGAGCAGGGCACAGGCAAGACAGGCTCAGTCATTTGGGCGGCAGACTACCTGCTTAAACAGAAGCGTATTCGACGTGTGCTAGTCATCTCCCCCCTATCCATCATGGACTCTGCATGGAGAGCCGACCTATTCAAGTTTGCCATGCACCGCTCGGTGGACATTGCCTATGGCGCGAAGAACAAACGCCAAGCGGTCATCAACGGCACAGCAGAATTTGTAATCATCAACTACGATGGTGTTGAGATCGTTGCTGATGACATCTCACGGGGTGGGTTTGATCTGATTGTTGTCGACGAGGCCAACGCCTACAAGAACAGCATGACGAAGCGGTGGAAGGTGCTCAACGGCTTGGTCAAGCCCGATACGTGGTTGTGGATGATGACAGGCACCCCTGCCGCTCAGTCGCCCCTAGATGCCTACGGCTTGGCTAAGTTAGTCAACCCCCAAGGTGTGCCCCGTTTCTTCTCATCATTCAGGGATATGGTCATGCTCAAGCTGACCAACTTCAAGTGGATGGCCAAAGAGAACGCAACGAGTACAGTGTTCAACGCCCTGCAACCTGCGATCAGGTTCACCAAGGAAGAGTGCCTAGACCTGCCCGAGATGACGTACGTCAAGCGTACAGTCGAGTTGACCAAGCAACAGCAAAAGTACTACGACCTGCTCAAGAAGCGTATGGTGGTGCAAGCCGCAGGGGAGGAAATTACGTCAGTCAATGCTGCCGTGAACATGAGCAAACTCCTGCAAATATCTTGTGGTGCGGTGTACACCGACACAGGAGAGACCATCGAGTTTGACATCAAGAACCGCTATGCCGTACTGAGAGAAGTTATTGAGGAAGCAAGCCAAAAGGTTTTGGTGTTTGTACCCTTTAAGAGCGTGATCACTATCCTGACAGACAAACTCAATGCCGAGGGCATCAAGACCGAAGTAATCAGTGGTGATGTGCCCTTGAACAAACGCACCGACATCTTCAACAGATTCCAAACCGACCCCAATGACACACGGGTGCTTGTCATCCAACCTCAGTCAGCCGCCCATGGCGTAACCCTGACTGCCGCAGATACTGTGGTGTGGTGGGGGCCAACCTCGTCCCTTGAGACGTACGCACAGGCCAACGCCCGAGTTCACCGATCAGGCCAGCGACACCCAACAACAGTGGTACAGCTTGTGGGGTCAGGTGTAGAAAGACACGTTTACAACTTATTAGATAATAAAATAGACGTACACACAAAAATAGTTGATCTTTACAAAGAAATACTTGAATAAAGGATAAATAGCCACTATAATAAAGATTCCAATAACCAAACGGAGAACGAAGATGACAGAAGAAACAGCCAAAGTACCAGTGGAAAAATTGGTCAAGGTATATTTGAAGATGAAGGCCAAGCACGACGAAGCCCGTATCGCCTACGAGGAGGGGGAGAAGATTCTCAAGGCGCAGATGGACAAAGTCAAAGCGGCTTTACTTGTGTACTGCAAGGAACAGAACATTGAGAGTGTGCGTACGGAAGAAGGTTTGTTCTACCGCACTGTCAAGTCAAACTATTGGACGAACGATTGGGAGTCCATGCGTAAATTTATTGTAGAGCAGGGCGTGCCCGAACTTCTACATGAGCGTTTGCATCAGGGAAACATGAAACAGTTCCTTGAGGCTAATCCCGACCTGCTACCACCGGGACTCAACGTGGATAGCGAATACACCATAACTGTACGGAGGAAATGATGACAGAGCCGTTTGTGCCAATCGAAGCGTTGGCTAAACACTTCACAGTCTCAGTCTCAACTGTACGTGCTTGGTTGCGTCAGGGCTATATCCCCAAAGATACATACGTGAAGGTAGGCAACACCTATCGTTTCAATGTGTCCCAAGTGGTAGCCGCCCTGTCTAGCAAACCCAAGGACGACGTGAAGATGATTGAACCTGATGTGGGACTACCCGTCCAACTTGAACTTGATTTTGAAACAACTGATAAAGATATTTAACCGGAGAACGAAATGAGCGAATTAACAATTTTTGGCAAACCAAACAACGCCGCCCTTGCCCTGCTTGGCGGTATCGAAGACAACCTGACAAGCACCCTTGCAGGTAGCACAGGTAGCGGCAATCGTCGCATCTCCATTGAGGGCGGTGCGTTCCGCGAATTCATTGGCGGTAAAGAAGTTCGCGTCAGTGAAGATCGTGCAATGAACGTCGTGTTGGTCAATGCCGCACCCGTATCCCGTATGTTCTTTGAGGGCGTGTACCAAAAGGGCAAGATCACGAAGCCAACATGTTGGTCGTCTGATACCCAACGCCCCGACCCCGCTGTTCCACAAGATCAGCGTCAGGCGTCATTCTGCAAGGACTGCCCACAACACGTTAAGGGTTCTGCCGCAAGTGGCGAAGGTCGTGCATGCCGATTCCAACAGCGTATTGCTGTGATGATCGAGAGCGAGTTGGACAAGCAAGAAGTCTATCAAATCAACCTGCCATCAACATCTGTGTTCGGTGATGCAGAAGGTAAGAAGATGCCACTGCAAGCCTATGGTCGCTACCTCAAGGCACACAACACACATGCCATTAGCATCGTGACCGAGATGCGTTTTGACATTGACAGCGCAACACCCAAGTTGATCTTCAAGCCAGTACGTGCATTGGAAGAGCATGAGTTGAAAGCCGCTTTGGAGATGCGTGACCACGCTGACACCATCAAGGCAATCACTTTGAACGTGTCTCAGATGGATGGTGTGATTCCCGCACCGAAGGCCATTGAAGCCGCACCTGCCCCCGCACCAAAGCCCAAGGCCGCACCTGCCAAGGTCGAAGCCGAGGAAGTAGTGGAAGAGCCTATCAAGGTAACAAAGAAGGCCGCAACCCCTGCGGCTGAGAAGTCTGATATTGCCGACATCGTGGGTGATTGGGACGACTAAAATTTGGGGGGAAAGCCGTGCAAAGAGTTTAATAGCTTGCAGACGAGCGGTTAGTACCCCCACCTTTCGGTTATCTCATTCACTTTAACTATCGGCGGATATGGAAACAAAAACATTTTTGGAGGCAGTGTTGGGGGACACTGGGTTCTACTGTGTCTTTGCGGGTCGTTTATCAGACGAACGCAAGGTGCAGAAGTTCTACAGTTCTCTCGACGAAGTTATCCATGCCGCCCACAATTTGGACAACGAAGGTTATGACGCTTATTTTGCACTCGGTACGTTTGAAGAG